GTTGCCATAAAATTTTCCTAATTAATAACTTGATGAGCTTGAACTACTACCGGAACTTAACGATCGATCATAACTTGCGGGAGAGGTTGATGATGCTTCTGTCAGCCCGGTTGATTCCGAGACCATGTTTACCTTTACATCTGTATCTCTAATAATAAACACTCTACCTTTTGGAGCAACAACATCACTATTTTTCAATCTTGCAAATACCTTAATACCTGCACCAGTATATGCACTAGCGACAAACTTAGTAAGTTTGACTTCACCAGTTTTATAATTTACTGTACCAGCAGCAGGGTTGATAATTTGTGGATTTGAAATATCGTCTGTTATTGTCATCATAACACCATTACCATCATCTGCAAAGTATACGCAAGTACCATTTATATCATCATAAACACTACTTCTGATAGAAGGTTTAAAGTCTGTAAAACCGGAAACACTCTTAAAAGGATACGGTTTAATTAATTCTGAAGAGAACTTAAATATTGGGTTTGTTTCAAAGTTTGCAACTGGGGCGTATTCAATAATAGGCTGAATTTCAATACTGTTACTCTCAATGCCACCATCGAGTGCATCGATTGCCGAACCAAGTTTTGACACACGAAGTGTCGTGTCGAAGTCTTCCAGGTTTGTATCTGAATAATTTTGTATTGCTGTTCTAATCAAACCTTCAAGTTCTGCTTCAGATTTTTCAGTTCGTTTTGTTGAATAAGTTGAATTTACAATAATGTCTGCGAATATAAATTTGGTCTGAACAAAGAAAGGTTCAATACCTAATGGTGATTTTGACGAAAGATAATTAATATAACCAGCAGCAAGTGTAGAAGAAATAAGTGTCGTGTCATCTGCAAGATAAACTGATATTGCAACTTTACCATATTGAGGAGGATCTAGTTCCTCTCCGCCGTATGCAGACACCGCTGTAATCTCTGGGAATCTTTGTTGTAATAATACTTCGTAATCAGATGTTGTTACAGCACGTTCTTGTATCTGTAATGCCTTAGGAGCAAAATATCTAATACTTTCCATTGATTCTCTATCAGCACCGCCGGAAGCAGGGGATGTTGTTACAACATTAATTGTCGCGCCTTCAAGGAATGCTGTATTGAATGACGAAGCATCGTTCGCCTCTCCACCAGAACAAATACGATACTTTACTCGGATATCTTCTTGTTCTTCAGGCTGTAAGCCAAATTTATTGGCACCAAAATAAATTGCATATCTGTCATCAAGATATGGTTCTAGATAAAATACTAAATCCAGAGGTCCGACTCCAAAGATTGTAGATGCCTTTGTAAATACATTTTGGTCCTCTGTAGCCTCTGCGTCAACGAATACTACAATACTGTCGGTATCAACCTCATTATTTGTTAGCTGAACTCTAAGAACACCATCGGCGTCTATGATAAAGCCTTCCCTTTGGAAACTGGTTAGCATTTGTCCTTCAAAGATATCTACATTTTCTGCAGTGTATTGACCAACTCCAACTCTTTTCGCGACATATACTTGGTCAGTAACAAATGTATATGTTTCACCTTGATATGTTGCTGTAAATTGAGTATATTGTGGAATTGTTACAGTAGCATCAGTAAGTGTTGGATCTGTAACTTGTACTGTTACAGTTGCCTTAGCAGACTTCCGAGATCTTGGAAGATAATTTAATTCCTTTGCATGAGAAACTATACTATTTTTAAGTACAGCTGAATCAAGGAACATTTCATTAATCGCCATATTAGTATAGAAATTATTTTGAAACGAGTTAAAAGCAAGAACATCAAGCATAGCTGATAGGTTACTACCTTCAAAGTTATAGTCTTTAAATTGCGTCTGCGTCTTTAAATATGTTTTAAGTTGACTTTTAATACTATCAAAGTCAAGTTCTGTAATTGGGGTTTTTGGATTGGCCATTTTTATCTTGTCCTGTCTAAAATAACGTCTAACTGAATAGGTTGTTCTTCGTTTCGCACCGAAAATAATACACTAATATTTACGTGTGTATCGTCTAAGCCTGCAATCACACGCACATCTATAAGTTCTGCTCTTGGTTCATATATCTCTATGGTATCAACAATATTTTCTTCCATAAGTTTTAATGTGCCAGGAGTCATTTGTTCAAATAACAATTGTCTAATGCCACCACCTATATTTGGCTGCATGAGTCTTTCGCCTGGGTCAGTTAACATTAGATTTTTAATCGACTGTTTTACTGCATCTTCGTCTTTCATTAATGCTAAGTCTTTCGATATAGGACTGACACGCAGGTCTTTATGAAAGTCTGAATATAAATTGACCTTTTTCGTTCTGGGTGTAAAAACATCTACTGTCATTGTCCTGGTATCTCTCTTATGTCTAGGTGAATGGATTTATCATATTCTTTTGCGAATTTAAATCCATTTTTAAGTGCCGATGCTATAAACGCCTCAACATCTGGCATATCCTTCTTAATATCTACGACCAATCCACTTAAATGCGCGTTGTTTTCATTGCCTTTCATTTTCTTATTATAAGCTTTACTGGTCCAACCATAATTAATGGTAAACGTACCACCTAATTCTTTATGAACTCTCATTAAATAAACTTTAACATCAAGGTCGATTCTTGTATATCCGTAGATACCAACTCCTTCCTTTTCGTCCATCCAATCGCCTTCAAGTTTTATCTTATCATTTGCACCCGAGAAAACTTGACCACAAGGTGGAAGATCGCCATATTCAGCAGCTGTTGGTTCTGGCACATTTGTCGGCGCATTGCCTGACGGAGTAAAATTACCGCCTCCAGGGTCAGTCCAACGTGCCTCTAATCTATTTATTTTATCTTTCCGAACAGCTGGAGAATATCTTATGGCTCCTGCTCTTATTGCGGTAGATGTATTAATATTTGAAATGGTTTTAAGTCTATTTGTAATTGTGGTAAATCGTAATGTATAATCATCCAAAGGCTTTTTAATGTCTCGAACCAACGCTTCCATATTAGAAACCAAGGCACAGAAACGAGCAATCATCATTTGAATAGCTTCCAAGTTAGGGCTTTCAAATAAACTGACAGCATAGTCAATTAATGCAAGTATTTTTTCTTTAAATGTCTTTTTATTTTCCTTAGTAAAGAAAGCACAGGCTTGTTCCTTGGCTGTCATTACAGGTTTTGCTATATTTTTATTATAAAAGGTTTCTATATCACCTATTATATCAGCGATATTAAAGTTTTCTAATGCGTCCTGAACTTCCTGAATAATATCATCAATTACATCTTCAACTTTCTTTTTAAGTTCTTCTATAAGTTGTTTGACAAGTTTCTTTTCTGCTTCCTTCGCAAAGAATTTATAAGATCTAATTTTTCTGATCATTTCCAGTGTATCTGATATCGCGGCATCAATTTGGCCAACCAAATTAAAGAAGGCATCAATTTGTCCAAAGATTTGTGGCATTAATGCACAGAAACCACCTAGTCCACTTTGGTCAAATGTATCAGCATAATATGAATCTAATGATCTAGCAAGTTTTGTTAAATCACTATTTAAAACACCAGTTGGTGTATAGTTATAAGCCCTTGTAAAATCTGCAAATTCTATAAGTGTAATATTACCGGATGACCATCTTCTGTCTAAGGAAGGATAATCACTATTAGTAAGAGTACTTTGTAATGAGTTTATATAATCACTTGCTTTATATAAATCGTCACCGTATTGATTATATAGAATGCCAATAGGATTATCTTCCTTATCTGATTCCATATTTTCAATTAATTGCTGTGCAAAAACATCAATCTGATTTAACGTATATTCGCCTTTATCATTTGAATTAACTCCAGCGGCAAGGCCGAGTTTATTCATTGTGATTTGGTCGGTTACATCAATGCAATTTGAAGTTGCCATTAGAATAATATCTCCTTAATTTTACTAATAATATCAGTTGCTTCATCTTCAATAGGAGAAACAAAACCAGCAGCCCAACCCATTGCAAAATAACCACCCGGCATTATGTTAGTAGATTTGGATGGTGGTTCTGGCATTTTCGTTTGAGAGCCAGCAAATAATGCAGGGATTGCAAAATTTAATTCTGGTAAAGTAAAGAATAAACCTGAAGGTATATTTAATGGAGGTGTTCTTCCAGGACCAGGGGCACAAGGACTTCCCGGCGATGTACTAATTGGCAATGGAGCACCCAATGTTGCAAAATCTCCTCTGAGAGAAGATACAGCAGTAGCTTGTATTACACCAATGGATTTAACAAGTGGTGTATCAATGGTTGTATTACCAATACCCCAAATATTAAAGCCTTTAAAGCCAACATTAAAATTAATATCATTACTACTTGCAGTTAAATCATTAATACACGTAAGTTTCATGCCAAGGGTTGAATATAGTTCCATGTCAAGTAACGATGTGATATTTACATTTTGTCCTGTGACAATAACTTGCTCACCCCCGTCAGCAACAATACTTTCCTTGCCGAAGAGATTTAACACACCTACGTTAGCATCAATCTTAACATCACCGCCTCGGATTTGAACTTGTTCACCACCATTTAGATTCATTTGGCCACCGACACCAAATTCGGCGTTACCATGCACAAGCATACGATAGTCGCCTTCTATCTCTTCTGTCTTGTTACCTTTCACATACACATGCGCGTTACCATTGACCGTCACTGTCGAATGACCAGACGACTCATGCTTTGTGCCAATGTTAATCTCATATCTGTCTGCTGCAGCACGTTCGGTTACTGTACCTTTGGAATCAATTTGAATATATGCACCAGATTTATGGTTAATCATAATTCGCTCACCACCTGGCGAATCATCCAATTCAATACTATGTGAGGCTGTTTCTATTACTCTATTATATGGATATTTTGCAGCGTATGCAGAAGCAGGTTCAGCCCAAGTATCAGTTTCACCCCCAACCTTTTGGTCGTGAACTCTATTTAATTCTTGAGTAGGAATATAAGTCTCAAGTAAGGATTCACCAGTCGCCAATCTAGATTGTTGTGGCAGACCTATGTCTTGTGGAGTCATTCCTTTTGCTTGAACCTTTCCATCTTTTTCTGGAATTACACCCCAACCTGCTTTGGCGGGGTCGTGTTCTTGTACATATTGTGAAGGAATTAAACCTAAAATCATTGGGTGTTGAGCATTACGACCATCCATAAACACTCCCCAAACAAAAGAATTTAGCGGGGGTGGGGGATTATTCGGGTCATAGTTTCCCTGTACACAAATTGCCCAAGGTAGATCTGGAGTTTCAATTTCTTTATTTGTACCGTGTGTACCAAACGCACGAACTTGTACACGTCCTTCGTGTCTTTTATCTTCGATGTTTTCAACGACACCGACAAAGAAAAGAGGATTAGTTAAGCCTGCAGTATCCATTATTGTGTATTTCCATATTTTATAAGAATCAACTCTGTTGTAAGAGTATTATCTTTAACTGTTTGAGTGACTGTATGCACAAGATATCTACCACCCATTTGTTTATTTAATTTAGTTTTATCATCCGACACTGAAATCTCTGGCATAATTACAGCTACAACATGTCCAGCCTGAATATCAAGTCTGCCTTTTATTGTAGCAGCAACTTTTGATGAATTTAAATGATGATTATATGCAACTCTATTAGATACAATTTCCGAATAAAATTGGTCACCACGAACTATTCTATCCTTCGCCTCAGTCTCGATATGACCAGGACCAGAGTAATCACGGAACACCATAAATTGTCTTGCGTTCTTTTCTGTAAAGGTTTCTTTAATAAAATCTTCTGAATGTATACCATCTTTTAATGCAGATTTTCCAGCACCAGTAAAGTAATTTACATTATCCAAATAGTTAAATGTTCTAAAATCTACCTTATGTTGGAGTAAATCAATCTCTACAACTTTATTTGCATATCCACCGGAATATAAATCTTCTCCAGTATCTACTCTTCTCATTTGGCTAATACTTTCCAGATTCTTTATTTGATCAAAGGCCTCTATAGGATTCTTTGACATAACGGGAAAATAATATAAATCTGTAACTTGGTGGGAATTTTCTTTAGCTTTTTCCATTAAAAATTCATCAGTCACAAAATGGTACCCATCAAAATTTTCAAAAAATCTATACGAATTGCTTGCACTTTGTTTACTGAATGATTTACCTGCAACAAATTGTAACGCCTTTGATGGTCTGTAGTTTGGAATAATTAACTGTAAATTACCATCAGATCCTTGTGAATAAAATCGTCTGCCTTTATCTGCCAATATTTTAAATTTCTTGGCTTTAAAATCTGTGGGTAGTGTTTCCCCTAACAAGTCATTTTTAGGATTTACTTTTTCTATTTTACTATAATATCTTTTAAAAATATCTATGGCAATTTGTCCACCAGTTTTATCTCTAAATGCTTCAGTGATTTTATGCAATTCTGCTTTATAACTTGTCTGTGAAATAAAGTGTATGGTATATGTTAATGAGCCACCATCATCACTTCTATTAATATTATCAATTTTGTATAATTGTGTTTTAAGCTTTACTACTGTATTAAGACCAAATGCCTTTACGACAATTGCAAGTTCTTCCTCACCGAACAGGCCAAAGTTTTCCAAAACACCCACACCATCATATATTCGTAATTGACCTTTATATGATATTGATTCGATTGACTGACTAAAGCCAAATTCTGCTATTAATGCAGTAATATTTTTGGTATCACCATTAGGTTTTCTTATTATCGCTTCTTCAATTTGACAAGCTGATGGATTAAAACCTTCCATATTATATTATTCCGAGCTTATGCTGTTGAGAAAAGAAGTAGTAATTTGGCCCACGAATGCTTTATCAAATAAGAATATTTCCTTTTTCTTTTCGTTTAGTGCAATTTCGTAATCATAAATCCTATAAGGCTTCCATTCTTCTGGAATAATACGCTTAATAATAATTTTTGCTCCACGCTCTGTTCTCATAATAACACGGTCTTCTTTACGAAGATAAATCGTCTGAAACGATTCCGGTGCCAATATGATATCATCTATAGCTGCCATTTGTTATACCTGCCTTACGTAATATATAATGTTCTCATCTCTTCCCGGATCTCGAATCCAATCGAGTACATCCTCACC